GTCACTTTATGTGTGATTTGATTATTGAGAATGAACCGTTTTCGGAATGTGACACATAGGAGTCGTGACGACAATGCAACACTTGTCGCCCCTAGTCCCATGTCAGATGAATGTATCATAGTCCTATTTTAGAACAACAAAAGGGACCTATGTCCCTACACCCTCCCCTCTAGACATTCAAAATAATGCGGTACAAACGAGTAAGACTTATGATCAAGGTACGACACCAAACTACTGGGTGAATATAGCCAAATGCAGCATGAACACGCCGAACCACACCTACGATCAATATTGATATAGCGACGGTAAACATAGTTGACGTGGCTAATATAACAGCAAATGACACCCGGATCATTTTCCTCCATGTAACGCCAATCACAACACAAAACATATTAAGCACCAACAAAAGAGCAAATACCGGAACCAAAAACATCAAGGTCGCAACCAGATGCAAAATTAATGCATAGGCCAATAAAGAAATGCACGTAACAAAGGTTAGCAAAGGTGGAGCTAATATTGTGAACACTGTCTTTACCTTATTCCACGTATTAGTAGTATTAATACCATGGAAAATGTTATTATTCACAATATGCTCCGTCATACTTCTAGCACCCCTTGTAAAGGTGGTCACAACCTCATGTCCTCTCTGTGATACGTAATCCTTCATACTGCTTATCACAAGAGGGGTATTAACTACCCAGGTCCGTAGTGTCCGTCTAAGTGCATCATATGCAGTACGAGTCCCTCCGTGTAATGTTAAATCAAGTTGCACTGCTTCTTCCGTAGCTGGCCTTAACAATTTGGCTTCTGCAGCAGCCTGTAATTGGTCTAAATCAACCTGCTCTGCACTGCCATGTCTCACAGCTATTGAATACGGCACTATCTTCTGCAACGTCACCCAATGTTTCTTAACCTTATCCTTCAGATGAGCACATTGGGCAATAACATTACGACAGAAATCCAGAACTAAGGGTGAATCATATAATAGAGCAAATGACAACGCTTTAAGGTACAAATACTCAAGCCTATTCCTAGTAGTGGCTAGCAGTTCTGAATGACCAGCAACTGAACACAATCTGGTTATAGCTTGCATGGCTGGAATCATTAAGTAACCAGACCATGATCTTGGTCTTGAACAATACCCTGATACTAATCCATTCTCTGCTATCTCATACTTAATAGGTATGTGATTCACCTGAACGTACTCCTTAAACATGTTGATCTCTGGAATACCTATTGACAATACCCCATCATCTCCCTCAGCCACTGACAAGGGTACTTGTTGAGTAAATAAGACATCATAATCAACATGCCTAATCTCAGACATGAACAACGTAATAAGCACTAGGTTCCACAAAGTATTCATTGGGGATGTCTGTGGAGTCCCTGACCTACGTTGCGCATGAAAATGATCATAAACAAAGGTATCTGATACGTAAGTAATATCCTCAACGCACCATCTAGCAATATCCCTAGCCAACGGACCAAAAATTCTAGGAAGTGCGTCAATCATACAGTCCGTCTCAACCCTCATGAATTCTTTATCCAAGAAGTTATCAAACGCTGACCAATCCAACCTTAACACAGTAGCAGGAAACATTTGAGTTAAAAAGACCTTCTCTTGATCCAACGTCAAATGTTTGGTCGTCCTGTATGATACTGATTCCATTAGATGATCCATCAATGGGCTTAACAATAATCCAAGCACAGCACGTCTAATGACATCAGGACAAACTATGACACGTGCCACCAATTCATCACCAGGGTCGTTCTCTAATTTGTACTTAGAGAACACCTTTTGAACGTCTTTCTGACCATAAATTGTAGGCACCTGTACATACTTACCTTCACAGCATACCAATTTGATCCGGTGTCGCCAAAGTCCTTGCAATAATTCTAATCCTCGCACCTCTCCACGTAATAATTGTAACACGTGTGGCAATAGATATAACATCACAGGCCTAACCTGTGCCGACGCCCTCGCTACTGCAGCGGGTACCCTCAACTGAAAGTCGGCATCTAAAAACGGGTGATGTTGTAGAATCACGTCAAATGTATGACGAAATGCCAAAAGAGCTCTATGCTTCAAATCTGGCATCATTGTAGGCACTCTTTGCAACCGCTTCGCTATCATAGCTTCAATCGCCGGCTCAGTGACGATAGACGGCTGCATTGGCGACATCCCCGGGATGTCGACCAAATGAACTATCAAAAATTCAGATATAGGATCTTTATTTCCTAACAAACGACAAGACGCATCAGTTGTGAACTTACTCACCATGTCGTAAGTGGGTTCTAATCCGAATGAGTAGTAACCTTCAGCAGCGGGCATCACCCTTCCCAAGGTTTTAAATACGCTCATACTCATGGCCGACGCGGTCGTCTTCAAAATTTCAGGAAAAAAAGGCCTAGCGTATTCACCCCCTAACAGCATATAAGTGGTAACTATATACCACTCATAACGCGATCTTTCATCAATAGTGTCAGATTCCCTCACAGTATGATATTGCGCATAAGCTGAAATAACTGCTCGCAAGGTCGGTTCAAACATCCCAGATTCATGGTACTTCCTCAAAATACAATGTCTTAAAAAGAATGGGTCTATTTTGACTTCACCTAT